TACCAAGAAGTCTCTTTACTGCAGAACGTAAACCTTCATCTAAAGATTGATACTCTTCATACATATCATCCCAGGTAAGATCAGAGCAATCATACCCTTCAGTAATAAGGAAATCAACATACTCTTCAACCTCAACCTCTTCGTTCTTGGGAACGCAGTTAGGAACCATCTTACCACCTTTCTTCTTCATCCCAACTTGCTTGTGGGAATCCCAGCAAGGATCACCATCACCCTCGTTCATGTGATCAGCAGACTTATACTTCTTATTGCCTGCCTTATATGCACGATAAGCAGGAGTGTTTGCCTTCTTATCTGCATTGGTGACAGTCATGCGGTCGTCTTCCTTCTTTGCAGGAGTTCCACCATAAACTGCTTCATCAACCTCAACCATTTCAACAACGGTTCCACCAATCTCTTCAATTGCTTCACCAAGTTTTGGATTGATTTTGATTTTGTTCTTTACGTTCTTTTCTTTGATTGGTTTAGAATCAATATCATCGGTCATAACCTCAGAGAGATCATTTCTCCAATTTGATGAACGGGATTCTTTCTGTACCCAACGCTTAATATCGTTCTGTCTTTCTACCTCTTTTACTTTAGCAACAGTTTCAATATACTCAGCAGCTTCTGTTTCCTCTTTCTTCATACTGCTCATCTTGTTTTTGATGGCACTACCAATTGCCTTACGGCGATTCATTAGATACTTATCAGTCTTAGTATTCTTCTTACCATCATTGTTGACATCACCGTCTTCTTTACCAACAGGATCAAGTCCTTCTTTCTGAGTCTTAGCATACTTTACTGCTGGTGAATGCTTTCCTAGCATAAGACGCTTATCAATTTCGTCTTGGGTCTCTTTCTTCTTACCTTTAGCAGCATCCATACGGACAGCACCCTTAGGATCAATCATTTCATCAACATGCTCAACTTCTTGCATTGCTTTATATGCACCAGCAAGGGAATTTACAATTCCACTATCCCATTCTTGCCTCTTCTCTTCAAAATGAGGGTTCTTCATTTGAGGACCCTTAGCAAGTTCTTTACGTGCCTTCTCATTATTCTTCTGGCGTTTCTTCATATCTGGTTCTAGATATGAGTCATCCTTCTTCTCAGCAACTTGTGTTAAGTATACCTTTGAGATGTCAAGCAAAGGATTCTTATCAATACCATTAGACATGTTTCTACTTTGACTTTTTCTTATACTTATTTATGAAATTCTTAATACCAGTTGTTCCTGTTGCTGCCATAGCATTCTTAAGATACCCACCAGTACCAACTAAAGTGTTTGGTTTTTGAGGAACTCTCATACGACGTTCCATTTTCTTCTCAGTATATTCCATTACATCACGAATCCAGGACTTAAACATATAGTCCTCTTCCGTTACACAAATAAGGTGATTAGTTCCTCTACGGATAATCTTACCAATCAATCCAGTGTTTAAGTGCTCTACTAAATCACCCATCCTATAGATAAATCCACCAACATATTGCTCACGCAATCCTCTTGGATCACACTTCGGTGCAATCTGCCAGAGTTCGGTAACTTCCTTTTTCTTCGTCTTAACTTTCATACCAGAACGAACTGCATCAAACAGTGCAGTAGTATCACCATCATCAAGTTCTTTTGGTGTTCCTCTACGGAATGAATCATAGTCATCATCCATGACTGCTTTTCTCATCTTGGATGCAGACATACCTTCAACACCTTCTGCATCTGCATCTCTTACACCTGCAGAGATGACACGAATATTATCAAAGTTATAGAGTTCACCATTATACTTGGTTGCCAAGTTCTCAAACTCAGCCTGACGATCTGATCCTACAATGATATTGACGTTCTTATATCCTGCCTCATCTGCTGCAACCAATACATTAAAGATTGACTTCATCTCATCATCATTAATAATGACCTCTGAAAAATCAGGGAACATCTTCTTCATAAATGAAATCTTCATATCAGGATCTAATGGGTTTTTCTTAGGATCCTGAGAACGTGAAGGATAAATTTTCAGGTCTTCACCTGCTGCTGCTTTCTTTGCTGCTGATAAAAGTTTTCCGTGTCCAACAGTAGGAGGATTAAAACGACCAAATGCAATTGTTAATGTTTCTGTAGTCTCTCCGGATCCACCTTCTGCTTCATCATCACCAGATGATTTCTTCTTAGTATCTTCAGGTGCCTTTGCTTTCTTTTCTTTCTCTTCTGGTTTTGCTTGTGCTCTAGGTTGTCCCTTTGTCTCTTCTTGACCTTTTGCTTTCTTCTTATCTACAAACTTTAACTTACCATCTTCAGTAGTCGCAACAAATTTTCCACCGGTGTCTAACCAACCGCCGTGTCCATCACTCTTGAGGTTTAATTTACTCGCCTGCATACTTGCCTGCGATTGTGCCTCATTCAGGAACTGAAAGAAACTTTTCATTTATATTAATAATTCCTATACATTATTTAGTAAATTTTTAAAAATGGTCCGTTAGAATCACCAAATTCTTTTTTAGCTCCATAGTAAAGAGCAGTACACCATTCTTTTGATTTTCCCTTTTTACTTATAGTGACCCAAATATTTGCCCATTCCATAGCAATTAATTTAGATGAAAATCTTCCAGCGGAACTTCTATCAGCATTTTTTGTTTCATATATTATCGCATAATCAATAACATCTTCAATACCTTCAGCAACTTTTTTGTTGTTCTCATAAACAGCAACTTCACCAAAATCAATCATTCCAGATGAATTTAATTTATTATATAAATCTACCCAATATTTTTTATCAGTATCATTCCATTTTCCAACTGGAGGAATATGTTTATGTTTTGCTGCTGATGTAGGTCGTTCTAATCCCATACCACCAAGAAAAGAATCAAGAGCGACACTAGAAACTTTTCCAAGTTTAGCACCAGCATCTTTTCCCTTTGGAGTTAAATCAGTTTGAACTAAATTCCTATCTTTAGAATATTGAAAATTTCTAGACTGTCCATGAATTTTACCTCCCTTGGCAGTTTCCATATCAAATCCAAGTTCACCAGTGTCAAATAAAAATGGTTTCTTCCTACCCAAGGTAAGTGTACACTTCAAAGATCCCTTTACCATATCAACCTCGGTTGGAATACTCTCTCCTCCGGCATTAGCAACTTCTGCGTTGGCAGTTTTTTTTGTTTTTGAAATTGCTTTTAATGAAACTCCCACAAGAATCTTTTCTTTTAAAGTTTCTCTCATATAAGCATTAAGTAATCCCAACTTTGCCTCTTTTGACATCCCATCAATATTAGTCAATTCTCTTATGGTTCCCTCAATAACCTTTTTCATACTCCTTTTAATCAACACAATATCCATAGGATTCCAACGATCCTTTACAGATACACCACATTCTTTCTTCGCAATATTTTCAATATAGGGCATGATTCCATTATCTCTGGAATACTCATATCCTCTATTTGAACCCAAGTATTTCTTCAACGCTGCGGTCTGCTTACGATAAGTATCTCTCCACTCTGGACTATATCCATCATAGATATCTATCATCATTTTATCTGTTGGTTCTTTACCCTTTTCTATAACATGCTCAAAGAAAACTCTAGAACCATTCTCTTGTTTGGCAGTCTCTCTTGCGTCAGTTGCCATAACTTTTTTTAAGTATTTATGGAGTTAAACGGACTCGAACCGCTGACATCCTGCTTGCAAAGCAGGCGCTCTACCAACTGAGATATAACCCCTTGAGATAGTCCTTCTCTGTTTGATAAGGAACTATTTCACCAGTCTTGAGTTTCCATGCATACTCCAGTTCAGGTAGTAACCATTCGTGAACTGGAGCACATGCTTTCCAATTGACTGGTTGAATGCAATTCATCACAACTACAGTCCAAAATGCTGCAATGTAGTTAGTGATAGTAAGCATTAAACATCACCCTCTTTCCTGTTCTCAGAACTATGAACGTCAAACTCACCACCAGGATATCGTGCTTTGAGTTTATCTACATTCATCTCAATCACCTCATCAAAGGTTGTATCAAGTGCCATACATGCCTGTGCCAGATACCAACAGATATCACCCAGTTCACGTTTCATATGAAAGACATTCTCTTCGTTATAAGGTTTGCCTTGCAAGAAGATCTTCTTTACTACTTCAGTAAACTCACCTGCTTCTGCAGATAGTCCAAGAGCAGCAGTCAAAAGTTGTGTGACGTTTGCATCATTTACTTCTAGTTCACTAAGACGTGAAGCAAGAACAGGCCAGTCAAGACTTGGAGCACTTGTAACTCCTTCTACAAATTCAAGGTACTTTTCGGTATCAACTTTAGTCATGAAAATCAGGGATAAATGGTTCTTGGCAATCTTCGGGAAGTTCTTTATTTTTAACTTCAACGTATTCTACTTCTTCCCAACTACCACCAACACCACCGTCCATATTGACGACAATATCTTTAGTTGGGAGTTTGGGTCTCTCTAAAAGTTTGACCTCAACAGTTTCATAAATTGGTTTGAATTGGTAATAGTGACCCTCACCTCTAGTGCCAACAAGATTGACAGCATCTTTGATAGAACCACAATCAGCAATTTTTTTACCAGTTGGATCAAATACAGAGTAGTATCCGTTCAAAACTTAAACCCCTCAAATGATTTTTTTGGTTTTTGCTCCTCATAAGTATACTCCTCTTCTTTACCACTGTCAAGTATATCATCTTGTGCATTCTGCTCACAATCATACAAACGCATCTTAGCACGATCAATACCAACCACAAACCTCTTACAAAGGTTTGCATCATTATATCTATTCTTCAATTGCTTCACAAGTATCTGTCCCAAGGATTCGAGTTCTTCAGTTGAAATAAGGGCAAACATAAGATCAGCAGTAGCAGGGAGACCAAAGGACTCACTAGTGTCAGTAAGTTCAACGTCACTGCTACCATAACCAGAACGAGTGGTCTGCGTGGCAGAAACGATAGGGACGTTTGCTTCACAAGCCAATCCTCTAAGTTCTTCAGCAATTGCTTTAATATATGAATATGAATTGACATTGCTGTTTCCGCGATACCTGCTGGAAGCACATATATTAAGGTAATCAATGAAAATAATATCAGGTCTAAATGATTTCTTAAGTGCAAGTTCATTAAGAAGTGCTGTAAAGTGACCACTGTGAGCACTCGCAGTTGGATACTCTTTAATTATAAGAGTGCCTTGAGTCTTCTCAGCAAGTTTTGTCACCTTACTATCAAACATCTGTTTGGGTAGATCTGTTATCTCTTGGATATTAACATTGAGAAGATTGGCATCAATCCTTTCTGCAATCTTCTCTTCAGCCATCTCCAAAGTAATGTACAATACGTTCTTACCAGCAAGAAGGCAAGAAGAAGCCATATGACACATAAACAAAGACTTGCCGACACCAGTCCCAGCAAGAGCAATATTAAGCGTTTTATTCGGTAAACCACCTTTCGTAATTTTATTAAAGTACTCTAAGTCAAAAGGTATCTTATCTTCCTTTCTGTGATAAGACTCATATCTTTCCTCATAATCAAGTAAGTAATCATGTCCAATATGAGTATCAAAAGAGACTGCTAATGCATCTGATAAAATACCTGGAATTGCATCACGATTCTTCTCTTTATCAGTTCCATCTGCAAGTGCAATGGACTCCATTAATGCCAAATAGATGGCACGATCTCGACACCACTTTTCAGTAGTATCAAGCAACCAACTATAGTCTGTAGGAACATCGTCAAGATAACTAATCAGTTTAGTAATCTCTTGAAATGAAGTGTCATTAATATCTTGACGTTTCTCTACTTCAATACAAAGAACTTCTTTTGTTGCAGGTTGATTGTATTCATTTACAAAATTAAGAACTTCTTCAAATACAATCTTTTGCTGAACATCCTCAAAGTATTCTGATTTAATAAACGGAACTGCTTTGCGAAGATACTCTTCATTGTGTAGAAGATTTCTTAGAATTAAAATCTCAATCTTATCCATAATTCCAGAGACAATAATTTGACATAATATACTTTTCCCCTTTTAAGACAGGAGTGCCTTCGTGTGGAAACAACCAGTACGGAGGAAATACCACCACAGATCCTTTTTTAGGAGTAATTTCACATTTTGGATAGAAGATAGTTTTCCCACCCTCAAAGTCATCATTGAGATAGAATAGCATCGCAACAAATCTTTGACAAGTTTCAAGTGATGCTACATCAGCATGTCTCTTGTATATATCATTAGTCCCACCAACATACTTTTTGATATTAGAACCCTCAAATATAAAGTCACTTGTATTGAAGTTAAGTCCATATTCACCTAACCATTCCTGATACTTACTAGCAACTGCCGTGTAAGTACGTTGAAGTTTTTTTTCTGCTTTTAGGTGATGATTGCAAATAAAAAGATTAGTCCAGTTAGGATATCCATCCCTTTCTAATCTATCCTTATGTTCACTTTCTTCAAAGAGTTTGATTAGTTCATCGCAAGTTTCATCTGGTAATACATTGTCAATTTTTAAAACAAAGTTAAGCAGATTCATGAACCGTAACTAAACTCCTCCCTCGCAATCTCATCCAGTTTCTCCATCACCTCTGGTGTGAAGTATGTTTCTGGATCTTTATAGATTGCCTTGGCATAGACTTTCTTACCATCTATCTCATAACGACCTGCAACATTTTTCCAGAGACCTCCCAGTTCACCCAACTCAAGAAGACCATAATATCGATCAAGACCACGCTCATCGTAATACAGACGCACCGTAACATCTTTGTTCTCCTTACTTAGACGCGACTTTGCTGTCTTAGCTTTAATAAGATTTCCAATGACTTCTGTTCCATCCTTTTCTTTCTTTTTGCTGAGATAAATGATCGTAGACGCTGCATATTTGAGGCCGCTGCCTCCGCCCATTTCTTTGGTGGGAACGTAGGATCCGATGACATCGTAGGTGTGGTTGGTGACGATTAGTGGAATGTTTGCTTGACCAAGTTTAAGTGTGAGCATACGGA